TGTAGAGATCGTTGCCGAAGACATTGCCAATGGAGGGTTCGACTGCATCATTGTGGACGAGGCCACCCACTATAAGAACGCACAGACCAAGCGTTGGAAGACACTCAATAAGCTGTTAACCGATCAGACTTGGCTATGGATGATGACAGGAACACCTGCGGCTCAGTCACCATTGGATGCGTACGGTATCGCTAAGCTAGTTAACCCTGCCGCCGTGCCTAGGTTCTTTGGTTCGTTTCGTGACATGGTGATGTATAAAGTTACCAACTTCAAATGGAAGCCGAAAGAGACAGCTACCGAGACAGTATACAACGCACTGCAACCTGCGATCAGGTTCACAAAAGAAGAGTGCCTTGACCTACCCGACATGGTGTACGTCAAACGAGAGGTTGAACTCACGCGCCAGCAGAAAAAGTATTACAAGGAACTTAAAGATAAACTTGTTTTACAGACAGCAGGTGAGGAAGTAACTGCGCCCAACGCCGCTATCAACATGAGCAAACTCCTACAAATATCTTCTGGTGCGGTATACACCGACAACGGAGAAGCATTGGAGTTTGACATCAAGAACCGATACAAGGTTCTGCGTGAAGCAATAGACGAGAGTAGTAAGAAAGTCCTAGTCTTTGTGCCGTTCAAGCACACCATCGACATACTCACGGATAAACTACTCAAAGATGGGATACCCACTGAAATCATTCGCGGTGACGTATCTGCACCGAAGCGTACTGATATATTTCACCGATTCCAAACCACCCCCAACCCACGTGTACTGGTGATACAACCACAAGCCGCCGCGCATGGTGTGACGTTAACAGCCGCTAACACAGTTGTGTGGTGGGGGCCGACCAGTTCATTAGAAACATACGCTCAAGCTAACGCACGTGTTCACAGGTCAGGACAAGATCACAAGTGTACCGTCGTCCAGCTACAAGGATCAGCCGTAGAGAAACGTGTTTACACACTATTAGATAACAGAATTGACGTACACACAAAAATGATTGATCTTTACAAAGAATTGCTTGACTAAGGTACAATACGTTAGTAGAGTAAACCTCCCGACACATTTTGTCGTGCGACTAGGAGAACTAAAAATGAGTGAGGACAAGAAGTTAGCGGAAAAGCTAACACGTGTTTACTTAAAAATCCGAGACAAGAAGGCACAGCTTTCGTCGGACTTTAAGAGACAAGAAGAAGACCTTAACCAGAAACTGGATAAGGTCAAAGCCGCGCTACTCGACTACTGCAAAGAGCAGGGGCTTGAGAGCGTAAAGACTTCAGAGGGACTTTTTTACCGTTCGGTGAAGACTCGCTACTGGACTAGTGACTGGGAAGCTATGCACCAATTTGTTATGGAGCATGAGGTACCTGAGTTTCTGGAAAAGCGGTTGAATCAAACCAACGTAAAAACTTTCCTTGAAGAAAACCCTGAGACTGTCCCTAAAGGACTTAACGTAGACTCTGAATATATAATTTCTGTGAGGAAAAAATGATGACTGGCCCTTTTGTACCAATCGAAGAACTGTCCAAGCACTTCTCTGTATCGGTTTCGACCATACGAGCATGGGTGCGCCAAGGACATATCCCAAAAGCTACCTACATAAAAGTAGGTAACACGTACCGCTTCTCTATTGACGATGTGTCAATCGCCTTGACTAAGAAAGACAACGCCGCAACTGCCGCTGTTGGTGGTGTAGCCGCTGTCTCTAATGTTGAGTTAGTGCAAGGTTACGCCGAGCACGATGCTGAGCCAGACTTAGACGAGGACTTGTGAGGAGAGGCATATGCAGAACGTAGGTGAAGTACGCCGCCGTATCAGTATCAACGGAGGTAAGTTTCGTGAGTATGTTAACGGTCAACAAGACACGGTGCATGAAGGTGCATTGAACGTGGTAATCTTGAACGCCGCTAAAATATCTCGCTCTTACTACGCAGGGGAGTATGATGCTAGTAGCCCGACACGTCCTACGTGTTGGTCAGCAGACACTAGTGCACCTGCACCAGAGGTGAAGCAAGAAGACCGCCAAGCCCACCGTTGTATGGACTGCCCCCAAAATATTAAGGGGTCAGGATCAGGTACGTCACGTGCATGTCGTTTTGCACAACGGTTAGCCGTGGTACTAGAGAACGACTTTACCAAAGTGTACCAACTGCAACTACCTGCAACCTCGTTGTTCGGTAAAGCGAAGGACGGCAAGATGCCGATGCAAGCCTACGCGCAGTACCTAAGTTCTCATAACACCCCTGCTATATCCGTAATTACCGAATGTGTGTTTGATCGGGGTAGTGTAGTACCAAAACTATTCTTCAAGGCGGTGCGCCCCCTTGCGGAAGATGAAGTAAGTCTTGCAGTTTCAAAGGCTGAAAGCCAAGAAGCTAAAGAGGCTATAACAATGTCAATATCAACGCCCTCAAGGGGGTCAATCTTTGCGGAAGTAGACGGATTTGTCTATGACGCAAATGCAAACTAAGGAGACTTTTATGTCTGAGCAATACGTAATCAAAAAAATAACCGCCATGTACCCTAAACTGGATAAGACCTATAGATATGATAACGAGCAACAACGCTCTGTATCCTGTGGGGCAACGGATGATGGTGCTGAGTATTCAGTAAACTTCATTATGGATGACGCAACAGCCAAGGCTTTGTGGTCATACATGAAAACAACTTACGCCGAAGAAAAGAAAAAGAACTGGCCTGAGATTAAAAACCCATTCAAGAAAACAGATGATGGGATGTGGTCACACAAAGCTAATCTGAAAGGTGCGTACAACGGCGACAAGACTAAGAAGCCTTCACAGTTTGATGCCAAGACCAACGAACTGCCTGATGATTTTCAATTGACAAGCGGTAGTATTGTGAATGTCGCAGTCAAAGGCATCCCTTACAGCGGTTCAATGGGGGCAGGTTGTTCCCTAAGATTGCAAGCAGTGCAGGTATTGAAACTTGCGGAGCGTAAACAATCGAATCCATTCGGCGCTGAAGATGGGTATAACTCCAAGGAGGATAACCCGTTTACAGCAGAAGTCGAAGAAGAAGTTGTAGCAGAGGTTGTTGAGGAACCGATTGAGGAACCTACCAAAGTTGTAAAGAAGACTGCATCCGCACCGCCTACGGATGACAGTGATTTGAGTTCGATTATTGATGACTGGGATGACGAGGACTAAGCATATAGTCAAAGTAATCGAACTACGCCACGGTGGAAGAAGTTATACCCACCGTGGCGGTTTAGGCAATGGGTGGACCAATGGAAACAAAAACATTTTTATCGAAGGCACTGAGTAGTGGGGGCTACTACTGTGTATTTGCGGCACGATCAAGTGACGAACGCAAAGCACAGAAGTTCTATGACTCAATAGATGCCGTTGTCGATGCCGCCCACAATTATGATAAAGAAGGATACGATGTTTATTACGGACTAGCTACGTTTGATCAAGCAGGTTCACGTAAAGTCGATAACGTAAAGAGGCTAAACTCTTTCTTCCTCGATCTGGATTGTGGTCCGAGCAAAGAATTTTTAAATCAAGAACAGGCTATACAGGCACTACGGCGTTTCTGTAAGCACAACAAACTACCGAAACCAACGATGGTTAATTCGGGGCGTGGCATACACGTGTACTGGTTTTTAGAAGAATCGGTATGCTTGGATGATTGGTTGCCTGTCGCGGAGCGTCTTAAAAGATTGTGTGCACAGCAAAATTTCTACGCTGATCCGGCGGTCACATCAGACGCCGCACGTGTGTTAAGAGTTCCTCACACACATAACTACAAGACCAAGCCCCCGTCAGACGTGGGCTTTTTTGGCTTGACCGCTAAGTTTGAGACCGTCGATTTTGACACATTCTCAGGATTACTCGGTTCCGAGTCGATACCAGTTCCCACAAAAAATATACCTAGGGAACTCAGCGCGACCATGCAGAACCTTATGGGCAATCAGGAAAACCTGTTTAAGGACATACTGATTAAGACCCAACGAGGTGAAGGGTGTGAACAGCTTAAATACATAGTCCGAAACCAAGAGACTATGAGCGAACCATTGTGGAGGGCAGGGCTATCTATTGCGAAGTTCTGTACTGATGGAGATAAAGCCATTCACTTGATGTCGAAGGGGCATCCAGAGTACACGCCAGAAGACACGCAACGTAAGATGGAGCAGATAAAAGGCCCATATACATGTGCACGTTTTGACGAGTACAACCCTGACATCTGTAGAGATTGTCCTCAATGGGGTGCTATCAAGTCTCCCATCGTACTCGGTAAGAAGTTACGTGAAGCTGAGACTGACGATGAAGGTAACTATGTAGCGGAAAGCATCGAAGAAGACGAGCCAACCCATGTTATACCTAAGTACCCACCACCCTATGTGCGTGGGTCAAACGGTGGTGTGTATGTACGTACCACCAATGAAGACGGCGATGTAGACGAGAAGAGAATATACCATAACGACTTATACGTTGTTAAACGAATCAAGGACCCCGAGTTGGGCGAGTCGTTGGTTATGCGTCTGCACCTTCCCCGAGACGGGGTGCAAGAGTTTACACTGCCGATGAGTTCAGTCACGTCAAGCGAAGAGTTCCGAAAGAAACTATCGTCTCAGGGCGTTGCAATTAAGAAGATGGATGAACTGATGTCATACACACTAAGTTGGGTAGATGAATTACAAGCCACCAGTACAGCAGACGAAGCCCACGTCCAGTTTGGTTGGGTAAATGATAAGTTAGATACGTTTATTCTAGGTAATCAGAAAGTCAAACCTGACTGCATAGAATTTAACCCACCTGCTAACCAGACGGTGGGATTTTTTCCACACTTTGAGGCCAAGGGTACATACGAAGCGTGGCGTGAGAACTTGGAACTATGGAACGACGATAGGTTTTTATTACAACAATTCGCCATTGGTATGGGCTTTGGTAGTCCTCTGATGGAATTTTTGAATGAAAACTGTGGGGCAGTAGCGTTCATAAACAACGAGTCTGGTACAGGCAAAACCATGATGATGTACGCCACGGCAGGTATATGGGGCAACCCAAAGAAACTTGTTTTGGATAAAGCCGATAGCGTTGCATTCAAGATGAACCGTGCCGAGGTAATGCACAGTCTACCGACAGGTATTGACGAGGTGACTAACTTAACACCACGCCAGATGTCTGACCTTATCTATCAAGGCACGTCTGGTAAACAGCGAGGGCGTATGACCGCCAGTGCTAACGTGGAACGGCACCAAGGTAGAGAGTGGAACCTGTTAATGCAGTACACCGCAAACGCATCTATCATTGAGACCGTTAGCCGTGGTAAAGCTATGCCGAAAGCAGAAGCACAGCGTATTCTTGAGTGTCGAGTGGATAGGATATTCGACGAGGTAAAGGATAAAGAGATACAAGACACGTTCAAGACTAACGTATTTGAGAACTACGGACACGCAGGTATACCTCACATACAGTGGATTATGAATAACGTCGAAGAGACAAAGCGCATAGTAAAACAGATTCAGAAGCGCGTTGACGAAAAGGCTCAGCTAACCTCAGAGAACCGTTATTGGTCTGATACAATGACTGCCACAATATCAGGGCTACTGATTGCCAAGAAGATTGGGCTTCATGATTTTGATGTTCAGAAAGTCTTTAAGTGGGCAACTACTGACCTTGTTTCACAAAACAAACGAGGACTAAACGAGATGACTGGTTCAGTAACTGACATCATGGGCGACTTCTTTGCCGAAAACATAAGCTATATTATCCAGATAAAAAGCACGGTAGATAACCGTGGGGTACAGGGTAACGGCCTTGACGAACACGTAGTACCAGAACAGATTGCACGAGGCAGATTGGTTGCACGGTATGAGACTGACACGAAACTCTTTTTTGTTAAACCAAAACCTCTTAAAGAGTGGTGTGGTGAGTTGCAGGTTAACTACGCACACTTGGTTAGCGAGATTATGAAGAAGTGTGAGGGCAGACGTAAGAAGATACGGCTAACTAAGGGTACGAACCTACAGTTACCTGCCGCTGACACAATAGTTATGAAATTTGATGTAGACCCTGACAATGAAGGTATTGAGAACGTATGACTTAGCGCCTGATGGCGTGACAATAGAAGTTAACTGGGGGAACATGGCTATCGGTTCTTCCATCTTTGTACCCTGCGTAAACACTGACGAAGCAGTAAAGCAGGTAAACGAGATATTCTGTGATAGACACTGGGAGCTAGAACACCGACTACGTATTGAAGGTGGAAATTTAGGGGTACGTTTCTGGCGCACAGTGTGATAAAGTTCGATAGACAGCATTGGTCCACCCCTCACGACTGTCTGTCGTTCTCCCTGACCCCCTCTTCGGAGGGGGTTACTTTTTGTTATTCCACAACTCAAACAATACTTTGATCTTTTCTTTTATCTGTTCAATGTCGCTGTGCATTTTCGCAAGCACAATTACCAGAGTCACGAATGCCGCCGCGATAGGCCAAACTACCCCTATGGCATCCATTACTTCCATGTTCAGTTCGCGCTTTCAGAATTTCTATTTTCGTATAGTGCTTCTACAGTGCCGATACGTATAGTCAGTTCGTGCACCCTGTCTTGCATTTCACGTAGTTCTACTACGTCACGTTCTAATCCTTCTATTAACATGTCCTGACGCGCATCCGCAGGGAGCGAACCAAGCTGTCCTCTAGGCCATAAAATCCTAAACTCGGAATTAGATTTGATTTCAACATTCGTCATATCAATGTTGTGTTCAAGTGTCGTGAGACGTGCTTCGATAGAGAAGTACGCCATAGTAGCGATAGCCGTGAAAGCAATCATACCCAATATATTCTTGAGTGGGATTGTCAGGTTTGTGTTTTCAGATAGTTCTGTCATGCTACCTCACAGGCGGCATGAAGCCGTTCCTTACACCGTAAAGATGTTCCTCTGCGGCTCTACGCATCGCCGGGGACAGTGACACACCGTTATACATCTCCTCAGAACTTTTCATGTGTTGTTTCAGTGAGCGGTTGATTGAGTCAGGAGTCAATTCAAAACTTGGGTGCTCGCGGTTAAACTTCTGAATTTCACGTTCTAACCGCGCAATCTCAGCCCAATCAGCTTGCCGTGCGGCGATATAATACTTACTAGTTAAGTCAGACCGTTGCTTAGAGAGTGCGCGGTCTATACGTTTAACTCTTTGATTTTCTTCTTGGATACGTATGTATTCTGCGGGAGCGAATCCTAGGAACTGTGTAAACAACTCACCACCTGTCATATCGTCGTAGATAGGATTTGTTCGGCGTGAGTATATACCTCCGTCTTGTTGGTATCGACCTAAAGACTTATACGCATTTGAGAAACCTACAGGTAGGATATTTTCAACACCCCTCTGCATTTCACCATTATAAAGGTCTTTTATTCCACGACCCGTGCGTTTTGCCACACTAAGTGCAGGTCCACCGATATAGTAACCGATGAACTCTTCAGCGGATGGATCAGGGTTATACCTGTTCTCCTGAAGAATTAGTCCAGTTAGACGTACACGTGATGCCACGTCAGCGCCTATACCAACTTCATCTAGTATCTGATTAAACGCGCCTTTGTACCAACCTTCACCAAGATACGCACGTACGCGTTCGTTAGTATCGTCTTCATCATCATCAAACAAGAGGAAGTCTGCTAGTAATTGCACGGCACCGTATAACGGCACACCATGCACTCCCGCAAAGAACAACGAAGACAGATGGATACCTGCAATTTGTTTCGCGGCTATCTTACGGGTTTCGGCGTCACTCTCTAGTGACAGCAAGTCACGCGCAGTTTTAAACATCGTGTAGTACATACGTAGACCATAGGTCTTGTACATTCCGGCAACACGCCCGATGTTTTCTTGTGCTATACGCGGTGCAGTCTCAAGAGTAGAACCACCATTATATTCTTGTGTATCGTGTAGCGCCTCTACCGCCGCTAGGTTTTGTTGTTCAGCCATAGGCATCTTGGGGTTATCAGCCGCGATACGTTCTAATGCCAAATTGTATGACGCAACCATAGTCACCTGCCTGTTAAAGCGTTCTGACTGGTTAAACAACATGGCGGATATACCCGTCCCGTAATCAACCCCCGCAGACACTTTGCGTAGTAACGTGTCAGTCCTTCGCGCTTTACCACCTTCTTGAAGCCCAAGAGCATCAAAAATAAATGATCGGTTAAGGTGTCCACGTTCCGACGCCAGCCGTACAAGTGGGGCTATACGTTCTAACTCCTTTATACGCTCCGCAGGTATGTCTTTTTCTTTCTTAACAACGAAGTCACCGTTATCGGTGATGTCGTAATAGGCATCTAACCCGTGTGCCATTGCGATTTTATCTAGTTTAGTCTCACCGTAACCACGTGCACCTGTTACAAACGATGTAGCGTTCATAATTTCATTGTACGCATTCTTATACCCGTACCGCGCTCCAAGCATCGGGTAGGTAAACATCGGGGTCTGCGCTGTCTGCACCATAGCAGAAGCTACGTTAAAACCGATTGTGCCGACAAACGCGAGTTGGTTAAACGTACGAACATACCGCTCAACGCCTTTCATCTTTGCGCCATACTTGGCAAAGTTCATGCGTATTTTAATTTCTTCACGTATTGTATTGAAAAGAAAGTCACTGGAAGGCACTTCTAGTTCGTTAAGCTGTACTTCCTTGCTTTGGATAAGCGCGTTGTACTTTAATTTCTCTACCTGCCTACCCAAATCAAAGCCTTTGCTCTTCATAGCATAGACCGCATCTTGCATATATCCGGGCGTACCCTTACGTCTTTGCAGGGACTTAGCGAACGATGACTCTGGGAGCGCATCAATGAATAGACGCATGATTTCAGATTGTACTGTGTCATCAACCTTGTTCGCACTCAACGAATCAAGCACTTGTTTCACAAATGAGGATGACGGTGCGTTGTTGAAGTCAGACGTTTTGAAGTCGCCATCCATACCTTTAACAGTATTGGAGATAACATCGGGGTCTTTCTTTAACTCGGCTAAAACTCGGTCGCGTTGCCGTTTACTATCAAACATCTGGAACACATACTTATCGTTCTCTGATTTGACCGCACTGTCTTTGTACTGAAACTCTAGCTTATATCGCCCTTCACGTAGTAGCGGGAAGTAAACATCTAACGTATTACCGTCAAACAACTTAGCAAATACTTCTTTCTTCAATTCTGCTGCTGCATCAGGGTTATCACGTAGTGCTTCGTCAATACGCCCGTTGATCGCATCTTTAAGTTTTCCGTACAGATCACGGTACATATCACGCATAGTACGATAGGCTTTCTGCCCATCAGTACCTAGTGCATCCCAGTCCTTACGTTGCGCATCCCAGACTTTTTCTAAGCTGTTGCCGCTATCGTCAGTTTTACCTTTATATGTGCTACGTGGTTTGGTTGGGTCTACCTGATAGATAGTAGCCCCATACTCTTGACTGTAGATCAGATCATTGAGGTTCTTCTGTTTTTCCGTAGTTCCACCGCTAGCAATCCACTTATCTACAACCTTTACTTGCTCACGTACAAAGTCGTCAGCACGTGCCATTGAGCCACGTTGAAATTCCATTAGCTCATGAAACTCTACCGCAAGTTTACCTAGCTTAGCGTTTGCCCTTGTAGCTACATCGCCAAGAGCCTGTGAATCCATTAGCTTTAACCTGACAGCCGCCGTCTTTTCTCCCAAAGCAGTAAGCGAATCGAATATACCGTCAGCCCATTCCGCACGGAACTTGCTAGTTAAAGGTTGATGCAACGCTTTCTGCGTGTCATCTATACCTTTCATCTCTTCTTTGACACCTTTCGCCGTCGATTCCATAGCAAGTTCGTTCGCGTTACGGAACTTAGGAGCAGGTGCAAGAATGCCATCCACAAGCCTGTCAGCTACTGTCTGCGCTGATTCAATCTTTTTAGGTTGCATACCAACAAGTTTACGTAAGAAGTTTCCTACGCTGTTGAAGAAGCGTTGTAGCGCGTTGACCTCTTCACCCTTCGGATTGATCTGAGCTAGCTTAGCTTGGAACTCGGGGTTTGACATCGCTTCGGACACGAACTCATCTACGTCCTTGGCACCATACGCAGTATCAAGATATGGTTTAACATCCTCAAATAACTTCGTGAGCTGGCGCGTCATAGGGTGGTTCTTGTTCGATAACGTAGCAGACGCCGCCGCGTGGGTCATCTCATGCAACAGCACGTGAGGGTTCATACCGATTTCGGAGTCGAGCTTGATTGTGTTGGTCTTAGGATCAAACGATCCTGCATCCTGCAAATCTTTAACGACTTCTATCTTGGTCTCGCCAACGGCCTTGGCTAATTTGTTAGCCATCTGCGCTATACGCTTATCTGCCGTTGTCGCCGCGAGGGTTGATAGAGCTTCCTTTAAGTTGCCAGCACGTAATAGTCCACGTACACCGGGGTGTAACGGCACGTCGAGTCCCATAACAGAACCACGTGCTAGCTTCTTCTCGAACATGTTAGCTAGTTCGTCGAGGTTGGCACGTAAGTCTTGGCGCATGTCAGCTTCGATCTGCGCTTGTTCTGCCATCTCTTTAGCGGCTAGTTTAGCCTCACGTTGGCGGAACATCTCAACATAGTCAGTGCTTTCTATTCTCTGCATCTCGCGTATTTCTTTAGCGAGGGTCTCGTCGATCCACGTGTTTGTCTCTGCGGATAGATTAGTCTTAGCCCAATCAAGCACCTGTTGTGCAGGCTTGTTGCCCATACCTTGGAAGAAATCGACTTCGCTTTGACGCATGTCAGGAGTCTTACGGAATTGCGGGGTGCCGTTCGCCACATCAAAGATAGCCATATATAGGCCGTCAGTGGGGCGAGGAACCTTACCTAAATACGTTATCACAGCATTACCTAACTTATCACGCGCTGCTGCGCCGTTAGTTAGTAGTGTGAGTATCTTCAGTTGATCGTCAGGTGTGGTTCTTTCCTTACCTGCAATTTCGTTAAACTCTTGGCTAGTCTGCTGTGCAAACTGTTTGACTGGTTCAGGCTGTTGCTCAAACCGCTCAGTAAGTTGTTTACCTGCTTTACCTTTAGGAGCCAGCGCCGGAGTTGTCTTCTTTGTTTCCAGTACAGGCATGACTTTGCGCGTCGTAGAGGTTGTCTTCTTCTTCGCTGAATCTTTTGTGGTAACTTGTTTTGGTGTAGTAGTCTTCTCAGGCTGCGCAGCGGACGCGTCAGATACCAGTTCCTTCTTTGCCACCACCCTACGTACGGGTTTCTTAGCCGCAGCTTTTTTCTTGGTCTTACGCTTTGGCTTTTCTTTTTCTGGTGGCGCGACTGGTTCTGGCAGGTCTAGTGCAAGTTGCTGTGCTCCTTTTCCTCGTACAGGGTCACTAACGCCGCTCCTAGCACTTGCCACTCCTCTTCCTCTAAGTGGTTGAGGCACTTCGGCACTCGGTTGTGCGGTAGTATCGGGACGTGCGGTTCCCACAGGCGATCCAGAAATTGGAACGCTACCTCTACTTGGTGTTGGCTGAGTTGTCCTAGTCGTTGCATCGAGTCCTCCTTTCGCAGGCGCTGTGCGTTTACGTGATTGTGGTTGGAACAACTCAAGCTGTGCTTCTGGCACGCCTTCAAGGTTCCTAGCCACATTTAGTCGAGTCTGTTCAGGTACTTTTTTATTGTTAGCAAACGCAACAAACTGCTCACGAACCACAGGATCGTTGAGGTCTTTACCTTCAGTGCGCTTACGGATCGGCGCTTTAGGTGCAATACCAAGCCCATCCATAAACTCTTTTGTTATTGTGTTTGGAGCAGGTGGTGTCTCCTTTACAGGTGGTGTCTTCTTACGGCCCATACCGGGGAACGACATCTGTGACGGGATAACAGATTTATCTGTACGCTCTGGAATCCGCGCTTCCATACCCTCAAGTTGTGTAGCTTCTGGTGGAGGTGTAACTTCGGGGGTCTCAGGCGCTTTCGGTTTTTCCGCTCGCTGTACGTTAACTGCACTGCGAATAGTCTTTGTTTCGTCCTTGGTAGCTTTGGTCTTCTTAACCCCTGCGGCTTTAAGGCGCTTCTCAAAGTTCTTGGACAGCGTGTTGTAGTTACGTGTAGGTGTCTCTTCAATAGTCTGCTGGAGAATACTGTAGCGTTTCTCCTCACTTGTTTTCTTGCGATCACCTTCTCGACGACGCTCCAGCGATTCTAACTGGGATTCTCCACGTATAGCATCTAGTTCTGCCTCTGCTACTGCATCCGCTTGTAGCATAGCTTCGATCTCAGCTATCTCAGCATCGTCGATTTCCATCTTATCCAGACGGTCAACCATATCTTCTTGTACTGGAATAGGTTGTGGCGGGGTCGGCTTAGACTCGTCTCTAATGCCTTCTCGCTGGGGTACTCGTTCTGCACCCTGTGGTTCTAACTGCCCACGCG